TGTTCTTGTCTGCCTTGTTTTGCACCACACTAAGTAGTCCTGCTTTAGTAAATATCCACATAAGTTCTCCTTTATTTGCTGTCGCCCCAAGTAGGTCCCATCTCTAAATCGACCTTGATTGGAACTGCTATTTTAACACAATGCTCCATAATTTCTTTGATGCGTTCGCCATGAGCCCGATCTTTTACACTAAAGCAAAGTTCATCGTGCACTTGAATGTGCGCAATTTCGCCTGCCTTGTACAAGTCAACCATCGCTTTCTTTGTCATGTCAGCAGCTCCGCCTTGAATCAAAGCGTTCAGTGCCTTGTGAGTCATTGACCTGCGTAAAGGTCTGTCTGCCCAGACTTTCTTTGCTTGCTCCATGTTCAACGGGTTCTCACGGTTAGGCCAAGTGTTCTGGCTATCTGCAGGTTCCCAAAGATCGAAGTGCCGCTTGCGACCAAGCAAGGTTTTAATGAAACCTTTCTGAGTAGCTGACTGAGTGCAGCGCTGACTGAGTTGCCTGACAAACGGCACACGATCGTGGTACTGCTCAAACAAAGGTCTGGCTTCATCTTGACTGAGACCAAGTTCTTGACTGAGCTTGTAAATGCCCATGCCGTAGAACATACCAAGGTTCACGGTCTTGGCTTGCTTACGCTTGATGCCAGCCATGTCAGCAACCATTTGGTGGAAGTCAGTATCAGCAGATTCAGAATAAGTTCTCACTGCTTCTTCGCTGCCTTTCAAACCAAGGATGTCTGCGTAGTGGACAAGGATACGAGGTTCTTGCTGGCTGTAATCACAGCTAGCCCAATGCATGCCTTCATCTGGCAAGAACAAACCACGAATCAAGGGACCCCAATGCTCGTCACGAGCAGGTACTTGCTGCAAGTTAGGCATAGAGCTACTGAACCTGCCTGACCTTGTACCTGATTCATCTTTACGCAACGCGTGAAACTGACAATGGATACGACCACTGTGTTCCATCTTGAGGACCATGCCCTCAATAAAATCACGACGCATCTTGTTTAGCTTACGATACTCAGCAATCTTCCTTGGTATTGGTAGCTCATGATTAGCCAACCAATCGCCAGTGAATGATGCATTGCCCTTAGCAGTCTCTGGGTACCAGATGTTTAACTTCTTGAAGGCTCTGCCTAGATCATCTCCTGACCATGGGTCGATCACGTAACCAACGAGGTCTCTCAATTCGCCGAGTAACGCGGCTTCATCTTTTAAACCTTGGTCGTTTAGTTGTTCAGCTTTATCGACGTCAACGCGGACGCCTTTAAACCGCATGTCAAGCATGATGTTGACAAGATCAGACTCAAGAGTAAAGATGTCCCACAAGTCTTCCTTGATTAGGATCTCTTTCTGTAAGTCGTAAATCTTGAGAGGGAGTGCAGCATCTGCTTCGGCATAGGGACCAACGTACCTGGCTGCAAGTTTCCAAAGTCCACCTTTTGGGTCGACTCCAGCAGATACAGCTGCTTGCCTGAGTAGGGTTTCATCTTTGTCTTCGCCAAGGTACTTCTTAGCAAGCGCCGAGAGGCTGTAGCTGGACTGGTTCTCGTCAATAAGCGGCTCCGCGATTTGGATGTCGCGTATGGGGCCATTGACTTGAATGCCTTCTGCACGCAGCCACTCAAGGTCGTATATGAGGTTCGCACCTATTTTCTCCGTCGGTTGTGCCAATACATCTTCCAAAAAATGGAGCACTTGATTCTTATCAAGGTTATCTCCACCTCCATGCGCAAAAGGAAAGTACCAAGCAGCGTCTTCAGTCGCAAGACTCACCCCGACTACGTTCCCGTCGTACCTCACTCCGCCTGGACCTCTCTCCATCAAGTGAGGATCCCTCGTTTCGCAGTCCAAAGAGATCCTCTTGGCGCTCGTCAAATTCGGGAACTCCTTTGGCGGCCGCCAACCTGAGTTCGGCATAAACATGCTCAACTGTTCCATAGTGTTTCCATTCGCCTTTCCAAAGCTGTGCTGCTTGACTGTGTGCATAGGGTTCTATGAAAACAATTCGTTTGCAGCCTGTGTTCATCAATAGTTTCACGCACGTAATGCATGGACTTACCGTAATGTACGCGGTCTCGATGGCTTGCGTGTCCTTGCACTGGAGCATGGCGTTTTGCTCTGCATGAATAGCTTCGCACTGATCCAGCCCCAAGCCAGGTTTAAAGTCGGCACCAGCACATGGGTGATCAAGACAATGATCGCGCCCACGAGCAACGCCGTTGTAGCCAGTAGCGAGCACATGGCGATTACTGTCCACAAGTACACAACCAACGCGGCGTCTACGACACGTTGCGCGCAGCGAGACGAGAGTTGCCATAGCCAGAAAGTACGCATCTTGATCAGGTCTCTTGAATACCGTTGCCATCTGCTTGCTCCCATAACCAGTCAATCAAATCATCGCCATCCTCAAACCACGGCAAGATAACTGCCGGACCCTCAGTGGCTTTGCCCAATAGATCTTCTGCTGCTGACCATTGCTCTTCATACAAGTGCATGCTGCCTGCTTGCAAGATCAAGTTGCCAAGCTCTGGTTTCTGCTTCAAGTGGCAGATCACGTAGCGAGCTAGCATACTGAAGTTGAACACGTCATACGGCCAACCAAGCCACAAGTCTGAACTGCGCATGGTATCTACTACATGCAAGTGCCCGTCACGAATCAAGAACTGAATCGACACTGTGCAAGGAATGTCCTTACTAGGCCTTGGGTTTGGACGCCAAATGGTCAAGACCGCTTGCCTTGTATCAGGATCACTGTTCAAGGCATCAATCACAAAATGCAATTGATCGCGAATCATGGGCCCGTAAGCACCGTGGTAAAAATAGCCGTCATCACTGAAGTTGCTGATGGCCTTGCTGTAAGGTGCAATTGTTCTGACGCGATTGTCGCCACTCAAGATCCACGCAGCCTCAGCTGCCATGAACTTGTAGCCAAGCTTGCGCTCCTCAACAGTCAACACAGGAAACTCCATGCTTATCATCGTCTGATAACCAAGCAGTTCCTTGATCTTCTTACCGCGAGGAGCAACCACGTTGCCCCAACGCATGCACTGTTCAATGGTCTTCAACCATTCTTTGTTAGTGGATGGCATGTCTAAATACTCCTCTTAGATAGTCAACGTCACCTTCAAAGCGTTTTACGAAAGCAGGATGCTTCACATGCTCATGCAATGGAATGCCTGCCTTAGTAACGTGCGTCAAAGCAGTCTTACCAAGGGCTACGACTTTCAACGTTGGTTTAAACTCATAGGCTTTCTCAATCATCGTGTTCTTTGTGCCATCAAAGTTGATTGAGTTCGCCCACACAAATAGTTCTTCACGTGCAGGTACTTGATGCAGCGCTTGAGCCAAGAAAAGACTTGAGTGACCATAGTCATACCAAGGCCAAAACAAGTTGTTGTACTTAGGATTGACGCGTTCACCAACCATAAGGTACTGCGCTTGCTGTATGTGACCAAGGAAATTAGGTTCCTCAATGCTGTCAGGCAATTGCGTAGACAGCAAATGACTTGCGCGATTTGCAACGTAGTCTGTGAACAGATCAAGCTTGTCTCCCCACTTTTCAATGGAGTACTTGACGTGGTCTTCTCGATTCTTTACACCACCTGTCCTTAGCAGCAAGTCAGTGTAGTTCTCGTTTGGTATGTGAGACTTGTCACCATGCCACAAGTGGATGTAACGCTTAGCAACACCAAGCACGTTGTCGTACATCTCTTCTCGTTCTGTCTTTAGCTTGTCAAAGCGTTTTTCGTACTCGACAAGGTCTTCAGGCAAACAGTAGATGTAGACTGCACCATGCTTGCGAGCAACACGATCCATCATGCGGCCCATCTGCGCCCACTTACTACCACCACGATATTCAGCAGCATACAAGGCTTCACTTGGCCACCACCTATCAATGATGACAGGTTGCTTGCGGCTTTTGCGAATGGCCCAACGAATGGCGGCTGTGTGATACTCAAACATGTGATCAGGCCAGCGATAACTCAGATGCAAATAGACTGCACCGAGCTTCTTGGCCATGTGTTGAGCAAGTGTAGTCTTACCTACACCATCAGGTCCTTCAAGAATAAAGATCATCAGTCAAGTCCCCACACTTTAACGACAACTAACCACTTGCCGTTTTCAGTGGGCTGAGACGTGTAGATTGATGGAGACCTCATAGGATCTTCACCCTTGACGTACTGAGCAGCCTTTTCTTCGGCGTCTTTTTGGCTATCAGCTACAAACTTAACGTAGTCAGCCATTGCTTTCTCCTGCTAGGTCCGATAGATCTGGAGCAGTCCAGCCCTCGGGCTTGATGACATCGAAAGCTTGACTGCGCGCTGACGGACCACGGACCTTCGCCATGTTTGCAGCATGGACACGGTCCCACGCGGCTTGGAAGTCGAAGCCTTGTAGATAAGCAGTGCCCATGACCACGTAGCAGAGGTCCACCAACGCGTCGAGCTGATCGGTTTTATTTTCAGCAATGATGAGTTCATCGAGTTCCTCAAAGATGAAGCCAATCCTAAAGCTCGCCAGATCTTTTGGAAGATCTCTGGGTTCGCCCTCGTATTGCAGACCAAATTTTTCGTGAAATGCTTTTATGTCGTTCCACATGTTTTTCCTTTCTAATTTCTAGCCAAAAAATGGTGATGACCACTAGGATCATCACCACCAGAATACTAAGCAAGAAGCTCGCGCCACTTCTCTGAACTGCCCCAACGTCCTTCGACATCACGTAGATCAGGGAATTGTCTGCTGCCGCCTGGTTTCCACTTAAGCTGCCACAAGCAATTGCGGCTGCGTGAAGGATAGAGCGGAGCGAAGATGGTCGCCAAGTAGTTGCTGTCGTAGTAGTCTCGCATTGCATCAAACACCTCCTTGTGTGCTGGTGGCAACTCGTCTTTGTAATCACGCATCGAGGCGAACGTGCCCCAGTGACCTTCGACGCGCCAGCCGATGTCTTCAAGAAGAGCACCAAAGGCAAGGTAAGTCATCTCGTTGACGTGGTTCGCAGCGGCTCCTACATCAGGATCCCAGCAAGGGGTCGAGATGAACAGGACTCCGTCGTCTTCTAGCAAAGCGCCAAAGTTCGTCAACAAGCGACGGCAATGCTCTGGCTCGATGTGTTCGGCAACTTCGAAACAGACGATCGTATTTGGCGTCTGCTCTATTTGCTCTGGCTTCAAAACGGCTGCATCACACTCGCTGAGCAACTGACTGGGTTTCCAAGTTGACTTGGCGAACTGATCAGGCATTGACAATTTGCTGACGTCTGCAGCTGCGTAGAACTGAGGACCTAGACGAGACGAGTGCATGAGCTTTGCCAGTGGCATCTCCTTACCGCAACCTACGTCTAAAATCCGAGCCGTTTTGTAACGACCGCCTTGATGCAGCCACTTGACGACGTGCGTCCAGCGAAGACAATGGGCGATGTAATCACGGTGCAAGAACCCGCGTTCCTCAGCGTTATCGACGGACAGGAATGTCTTATCGATTGCTTTTCCTCTTTCGTTTGCCATACATTTTCCTTTCTAAGGGGTGGTCGAGGCATTTAAAGTCGGCCTCGGAACGACTCCGTGACTATCGTACCACGGAACGGATTGCTTCGATGCTGCCTGTCTTAATTAAGCTGCCTTGATAATAGCTCAGCAGACGCTGTGGCTTCTGGCGACTCTTAAGGCGTTGGCTGACAACGGTCAAAAGCTCGGTTTTACCGATTTCGCCAGCTTCCTCAATGATCGCCAGAATGGCCTTCGCCTGACGTGCCAGAGCTGTATCAGGCACTTGAATAAAGCGGTAAGTCACCATCCTGGTTTCTCCTGTTAGGCTGCTTGCGCGTACTCGACAGCCAAGTCTAAGGCCTTCCGCTTGAGAGCGGCACGCGGGCCAAACCACGCAGAGTTCAAGGCAGCATCGCGGTTGCGACCTGCTTTGTGATCGACGTAGAACGTTACCGCATTCAGGGCTGACCACCAAGATCCTTCGGACAGTTCGGCACCTGGCTGCGTGTGAAGGCAATTATAGACTTCGTCCGCGGATCGGGACAATAGATCGCGCGTAATTTCATCTGTGCCGACGAGTGCTGGGTTGAAGAGCTTGGCGATGTACTCAGTGACATGCTTTTCTTGGTACGACACTCTTGCTAGGAGCTCCGCGGTGACCTTGAAAGCATCGAGTTGATGGGTAGCAAGGCCTAAGGCTTTTTCGGCCTTCTGGATGACATCCTGATCAAACTGCCGTATGTGCGACATGGTGAAGCGGTCACCAGCTTGTCCGAGAGCTTGCGTCAAAGTGTTGTTGCAGACGACTCGGATAGGCGTAAACATGATGGTCAAGGACTTGCCCCAGACGTGAGGCTGGTTCAGCAGCAAATAGCCGTTGACTTCGTCGCCGCCTGGCAAAGCAAAACCCTGCTGAATGGCAGCAAGACCCCAGATCTGACGGCCGCCGTCTAATGAACCTGCGGTCTCCATCTTCATGTGACCGGCCTTGACGAACTTGTCGAAGAAACGGAACACTTCGGCATTCTGCATCGGAATGTAGTTCTTGCCGCAAGGACCTAAGATCTTGTTGTCAGAATCACGGACTAAGAGCCCCCAGTCGTTAGTCTTCAAGGTACCTTCAGAGGCTTGAATGTCGCCTGGTGTCTGAGTGGTGAAGATTGAACGACGGCTGACGGTCCAGTCAAGTTGAGCTGCTTGCAGCATCTCGTCTGGCGTCAAGGCATCAGAGACCTGAGCACCAAGACCGTGCCAAGGGACAGAGTTGGCATACGCCATGGATTCGATTAAGTGAGCCATAAAATTCTCCTTTCTAGTGGTTGGAATGGCTATTATACACGGAAAATGACCGCACGCAACAGGAATAATAGTACTAGTACAATTACCACTGCTGCGGGGATTGCGATCATAATCAACAACGCTTCAAAGTCTGATGGGTTACGCATTCTCGAGCCTAAGAACACCACGGTTGATCAACTGCGGACGATAGTACTGGAAGATCCGCCATGGATTTTGCTTGGTCTTGACATCAATCAAAGCGATCAACTCAGCTTCGGTGACGGTCTCCACATTCTTAGCAGACAAAGCACGGATGATCTGCCTTGCTTGCGGGGCAAAGTCTCGCTCGCGATCAAAAAACTTGTCGAAGTTGAAGTGATAGAGTCTCGAGGACAATTGGCCCTTCGGACGACCACGAACCTTGATGATCTTCGACAGATCCTTGGGTGGATCGACAAAGACCAAAGCCGGTTTTTGTTCGGCACGCTTTTGCTCTAGCATTGGCAAGATCCTCTTGGCAGCAGCTGTCTTATCACTGAACTTCGGACAATGCGTCTTGGTGATCTTGGAATACAACGAAGACAAGTCTTGCATCGAAAACTTCTTGAGCTCGTCGATACTGCGAGCCTGTTCGATATTATTCATCGAGAAGCCTCCACACATCGATAGACAATGGTTGCGCGTCGTAATCCTCAACTAAGAAGACTGGCGAACCAGACGTAGACTTCACGACTCCACGGACATTTGACACAAACGGCCTTGCAGGGCCCTTGGCAATGACGACATGGTCATTTGGATTGTGATCTTGCAAGATCTCTAGTAAATCACTGACTTTCATAAATTCTCCTTTATAACCGCAAAAGTGCGGAATTACATCGTACCATGGACCAAGAACCACGTACACTGTTCGATCGGGTTATTGGCGCATTTTGTTAATAACTTTTTGGCCCCTTTTATATATGCAGAATCAAGGGGTTATTGGGTTATTGTATTGATTGGCCAAGGGGACATAGAATGAAGAAAAAAAATTATTTTTTCTCTATACTAATACGGCCAACACTGATCCCCTGGTCACCTCCACTTCCACGCAGCGAGACCAAAACTGTTGAGCCAGTCGATGTTCTCGAACGCGTGTCCGCCAATGTGCCAGTCGTATTCGTCCATTGGGGTCTCAAAAAGCTTCCAGTCGTAGATGGTGATGAGCAAGCCATCGTCCGTGACTATCCTCCACTCGCACGTTACCTTGTCTCCATTTGGATCAAAGGGTCCGTGAGTTGGTGGACCAAAAAGCTTGCACAGAGTTTTAAAGTCTGTCTTGACGTACCCCTTGAGACTTCCGCCATTGAAGGCGGATAGATCGTCTTTACGGGTTAAAACCTCAAACTGGTTCGCCATCGCCAATCTCCTTTCTAATCGTGATCTCCACGTCATCGCCATAAAAAGTCGAACCTTCCAATTCTTGGATCAGTTCGATGCTTGTCATCTTGTCATAGCCCTTCAGTCCACTCTTGTAGATAGACAGAATGTTCTCGACCGCTTGATGCGGATCATCCCAATAATAATCCGCCCACGTTTTGAGAAGGCGATCAATCGCCTCCTCTCTGGTCATCACCACTTTTTCAGAATTCTTCGCCATCATTCTCTCCTGTAAATTCCACAAAGTCTCCATACTCGCGAGCAAAAACGTCGAGCAAGTTCTGGTAATCTCCACTCATCATTTCATTGACGGCATTGTTTACCTGTTCCCAAGGACGATCCAACTGTCGTCCGATTTTTTTACCAAGTCCGATAAGATAGAACGCGTTCCCTTGTGGACCATTAAGATCAATTGTGATCATGACTTTCTCCTTTCTATTACTCGATCATAGCATTCTTTCGCACAAATGTCGAATTCTCTTTGTTCGCACTCGCTGAAATCTATTCCATCACAACACATTTCTTCATAGACTTCTGAAGCAAGTTCTTCATCACACAAAAACTTTTGCATGATTTCTCGTCCGTAACAGTTCATTCCAATTCTCCTTTATGTACGAGATTTATTCCCGTAAGTTGATTGTACCGCATTTGTTCGAAAAGTACACAACTTTGTGCGTAAATTATTTTTATTGGAATCCTGCTTTTGATCAATAAAACTTATCAACCAATCTTTCCTTTCCGTTCGCGATTGCGCAGAGTTTAAGTTGTTGCGCGCTTCGACGCTTCTTACTATCTTCTGACCTCCTTCTTTCCACTGATTAAGAATCAACCTTTTTCATACACTCTCCCTGCCACTTCTATCCTCCCGACCTTCCGCCTTTGTCCGTTTGCCCTGATCCCTGGTCCTCGATCTGCTTATTTCCGTTAATTCTGCACGGTTTCTGGTCCTCGATTGATGTATCTATATAGAAGAGCATGTTTATTGCCGGCTCGTGTCCTGGTCCCGGGTCCGGGGCCCATGTGTCAGGCAGCGGGGCGCGGGCCTAGAAGCGCCTAGTCAGTGGTTCTGCGGGGGCATTCAAAGGTAGATCGGCAAAAATCCGTGCATATTGGGGTTAGTATAGGGAAAAACAGAGCACAGCGTGTGAAAATTGCAGAGAATGCCAATCAATACAATATGCCAATAACCTATGATCCTCGGCAAATTTTCAGGGGACTGTGTACAATCCTACGTAGTCCGTATAATATAGGTTCATAGGAGGTCCCATCATGGCACAACTAGGCGGTAAGCGCGACGGCGCAGGTCGTCCGGCGGGTTCAAAGAATAAGCGGACCCAAGAGATTGAAGACAAACTGGCAGCATTGAATTGCGATCCTATTGAAGGTATGGCGATGCTAGCCGTCGATCCGACTGCAAGTCAGGAGTTAAAGTTCCAAGCGTTCAAGGAACTGGCGCAGTACGTGGCGCCTAAGCGTAAGGCTGTCGAGATGGAGATCGAAGGCAGCGGTTCATTCAACATTAACGTCGTACGGTTTAGCGACGTTGCAAAGGACGCTGATGGCGGAGATAACAGTACCTCTTGATTGGGCTCCCAGGCCGTATCAGTTTCCCCTGTGGAAGTTTCTTGAGGATGGTGGTAAGCGAGCCGTGGCCGTTTGGCACCGGCGTGCAGGCAAAGACTTGTTGTCAGTTAACTGGTGCGCAGTTTCTGCCTTGACAAGGCCTGGGCTGTATTGGCACTTGTTCCCGACTTACAACCAGGGCCGTAAGATTGCCTGGGACGGGATGACGCGTGATGGTCGCAAGTTTATCGAGCACTTCCCGAAAGAGATGTGGGAAGCGGTCAACAATACGGAGATGCGGCTAACGCTAAAGAATGGCTCGATCTATCAGGTGGTGGGTACAGACAATGTCGATAGACTGGTTGGAGCAAATCCAGTCGGGGTCGTTTTCTCTGAATACTCCCTCCAAGATCCCCGTGCATGGGATTACATTCGTCCCATCTTGGCTGAGAATGGCGGATGGGCGTTGTTTATTTATACCGCTCGAGGTCGAAACCATGGATACGACATGCTCAACATGGCCAGACGAAATGAGCGATGGTTCCAACAAACTCTTACAGTAGATGACACCAGGGCCATTTCCCTAGAAGCCGTTGACGAGGAGCGCGAGTCCGGCATGCCAGAGGAGATGATCCAGCAAGAGTTCTATTGCAGTTTTGATGCACCACTTGTTGGCAGCTACTATGGTACAGCCATGGCCAAACTGCTTGCCGACGGCCGGTTAGGAAGTCTCCCCTATGAACCGCGCCTTGAGGTGCATACGGCCTGGGACCTTGGTGTCTCAGACTCGACTGCAATAGTTTTTTATCAGAAGCACGGCCAAGAGATTCGAATCATCGATTACTACGAAGCCAGCGGCGAGGGCATGGCCCACTACGCCAAGGTTATCAAGGAAAGAGATTATGTCTACGGCGAACATTTGGCCCCACACGATATTCAAGTTCGTGAGCTTGGCAGCGGTAAGTCTCGACTTGAAGTTGCCCGAGAACTTGGCATCCGATTCCGAGTGGTACCAAACCTTAGGATCGATGACGGTATTGAAGCCGTCCGAACGACGCTGCCTAAGTGCTGGTTCGACGAGAAAAAGTGCGCCCACCTAATCGAATCATTGCGCCAGTACCGAAAAGACTTTGACGAGAAGCACAAGGTCTTCCGAGACAAGCCACTCCACGACTGGACCAGTCACCCTGCCGACGCTTTCCGATATATGTGCGTAGGCCTTCGAGACCAGCTAGACTTGAGCAAGAGGTCCTTGCCTAGGATGGCCGACATGGAATACAAGATCCTATGATCAGGGCAGCAACCGAAGCAGACGTGCCGATCATCAACGAGCTTGGTGAACGGATGTTTAACGAGTCAGCTTATTTAGGGGTCTGCACATATAACCCCGAGAAGGTAGCTCATCTCTTGAGCCTGATGGTTGCCAACCCTGACGAATACTTCTTGTACGTCGCCGAAAAAGACGGCACTATAATCGGCATGTACTTAGGTTTGCTAACAGAGTATTATTTCAGTAAGGATCAGATGGCAGTCGATCTGGCGTTGTACGTTGATCCAACGAAACGCGGTGGTTTGGCTGCTGTCAAGTTAGTTCAGGCATTTGAAGATTGGGCATTTGCGCGTGGTGCAAAGGAAATTGTTCCGGCCACGTCGACTCAAGTAGCCCCAGAGAGAACGGCACAACTGTACCATCTCCTGGGTTACGAGGTTGTAGGTAACCTTTTTAAGAAAAGGAGATAGATATGTGTGGTGGATTTGTTGGAAAACTTTTGGGTATGACCCCAAGCGCTGCGCCAGCAGCGGCAGCGGCGCCTGAAGCACCTAAGACGTCTGATAAGGCAGTAGCTGACGCGGTTGACAAAGTACGTAACATTGAGGGCGAAGGTCAACAAACACGTGAAGGTACGATGTTGACTGGTGCACAAGGCGTTTCCATTGGTATGGAAAAACTGCAGAAGAAGAAATTGCTGGGCGCACGCTCACCTCTTGGCGGTAGTTAATCGTGGATAAAGGACAAGACGATAAAAAGCTTGTCACTACCACGATTGATCGCCTGGGGAAACTTAAGCAGATTCGCAGCCCTTGGGAAAGTACTTGGCAAGATTGCACAGATTTTGTCAACCCAAGACGCGGTGATTTCAACGCTCAACGCAGCCAAGGCGACCGAACAAGGTTTGACAAAGTCTACGACTCAACGGCTCCGCTTGCAAATGAGCAATTGGCCGCTGGGCTTCATGGCTATTTGACCGCTCCGTCTGAGACGTGGTTCACTCTGCTGCTTGAACGTAGCCGAGATGAAGAGTCTGACGAGGTTCGGCAATGGCTGCAAGATGTTGTGGACATTATGTTCCGTGACGTCTTTCACTCGCCTAATTCAAACTTTGGCTCGATGATTCATGAGCTGTACCTAGACCTTGGGTCTTATGGTACTGGCGTTCTCTACGTTGAAGACAAGCCAGGTAAAGCGATCAGCTTTAGAACGTACCACTTAGCTGAGTGCTACGTTGCTGAAAACTCTGAAGGTGTTGTTGATACCTTGTATCGTCAGTACAAGCATTCAGGTCGTCAACTCTTGCAGATGTACAAAGACAAGCTGCCTGAGAAGTTCATTGAGAACGTCTACAAAGATCCTCACAAAGAATTTACTTGCATCCATGCAGTAGAGCCTAGAGACACGTTTAATCCAGACAGCAAGCTTGCCACGAATATGCCCTTCATGAGTGCATACATCTTGGAAGAAGAGAAGCTGCTGCTAAACCTCAGTGGCTTTAACGAGTTCCCCTACATGGTACCTCGTTGGACAAAGACTGCTGGTGAAGTCTACGGTCGTTCACCTGCAATGACTGCTATGCCAGACATCAAGATGGTCAATGAGATGAGCAAGACGGTGATCAAGGCTGCTCAAAAGGCCACTGATCCTCCATTGCTTGTCCCTGACGACGGCTTCATGCTGCCACTGCGCACGATCCCCGGTGGCTTGAACTACTACCGTTCAGGTACACAAGACCGGGTCATGCCCCTTGTTGAAGGTGTACGACCAGACATTGGCCTTGAGTTCATTGATTCACGCCGCACACACATCTTGAAAACGTTCCACGTTGACTGGATGCAGATGCGCGAAGGTCCTTCAATGACTGCAACTGAAGTGCTGCAGCGCCAAGAAGAGCGTATGCGCCTCATGGGTCCTATGGTTGGCCGCTTGCAGTTTGAGTTGCTTGGTCCTATGATCGACCGCGTGTTCAACATTATGGCTCGTCGCAAGATGCTGCCAAGAGCTCCTCAAAAAATCGAAGGCCGCAACACGCGCATTGACTATGTGTCTCCAGTAGCTCGCGCTCAAAAGACACAGCAACTGTTTAGCTTTACTCGTCTGCTTGAAGCTCTCGTGCCGCTGGCAAACATTAAACCCGAAGTGTACGACAACATTGACACTGACGGTACTGTTCGCTGGGCAGCTAGACTGCTTGATGCTCCGCTTGAAACTCTCATGCCGCAAGATCAGCTGCAAGCAATGCGTCAGCAAAAAGCGCAGCAAGCTCAAGAGCAGATGGACGTGTCTCGAAACCGTGAGATGGCCGCCATGGCTAAGGATGCAGCAACCGCCGCTGCTACTATGCCTGAGCAAATGGAGCCGCCGCCACCCTTAGGAGTTGAGCAGAATGCCCCGCCAGTTTAATCCGGTAGAGTTGCAAGACAGCTACAAGAAAATCTTTTCCACGCCTGATGGCGAACGTGTGCTTGAACACCTCTGCAAAGTTGGGTTCATCGGCGATACCACGTACGTGTCGGGTGATCCTACTGAGACGGCGCACCGTGAAGGTCAGCGTCGCTTGGTGCTTAGCATTTTGCGTTTTTTGGAAAGAGACGCAAGGCAACTTTTGAAACGACTTGAGGAGTTAAACAATGAGTGATATGAACGGAGGGTCCATGGGTGACGCTGGCGCCGTAGGTGCTGGTGACGCTGGGGGCAGCTCTGCCGGTTCAGCGATGGATTGGCGAGCTTCTTTAGATGAAACGTTGCGCGCAGATCCCACTCTGGCAGACATCAAAGACCTGAACGGTCTTGCAAAATCGTACGTCCATGCTCAGCGCATGATCGGCAAGGACAAGGTTTCTATTCCAGTAGAAGGCGCAGATCCTTCTGAGTGGGATATGTTTTATGAACGACTTGGTCGTCCTGGCGATGGCAACTACAAGCTTGAGCCAAATGGCGTAGTGCCAGACGGTCTTGAGTTTGATCCAGCGTCTCTTGACCGCTTTAAAAAGATCTTTCATTCGCACGGCCTTACTCAAAAACAAGCTGAGGGTCTTTTCAAAGACTACATGGGCTACGTTGGCGAGCAGCACCAAGCCATTACGCAGAACGGTCAAGCTAGCCGCGAACAGTGGGTTAGCGAAGTGAAGCGCGAGTTTGGCAAAGCCTTTGATGAGCGAGTAGACCTTGCTGTTCGTGCTGTTGAAACTTTTGGTGGTCAAGAGCTTATGCAGTGGCTAGACCAGACAGGTCTCGGCGATCATCCGATGTTTGTGAAGATGTTTGCAAAGATTGGTCAGCAGATGCAAGAAGCCTTGGCAACCCCAGGACAATCTCGAGGTTGGACAATGACTCCTGACAGTGCTCGCCAAGAGATCGCTCGCATGCAGCGAGACAAGGACTTTATGACATCCTACATGACCCCAGGAGCCACCGGTCACGCGGAAGCTGTGAAGAAGATGCAAGACCTATTTGGCTTCGCTTACCCAGACGAGGCACAGTAACTATGAAAACCCTGCTCAGCAAGAACTCTAAGGACCTAGAAGAACTTCAGCAAATGGTCACGAATGCCCTGCCTTCTCAAGAGATTAAGAAGGAACAGGTTATCCGAGAAGCCGTCAAGTCGACGTCTTTGCCATCAGACGTTCAGAAAAGCATGTCCGATCGCCTTGCTGAGCGGCTAAAACAAAAGACGGTAAACAACGACGTTGATGACGTTGTGAAAAAAGTCCAGCGAGAAATGAAGGCCGACTTCAATACGGTTAACATGGACGCGACTACTGTCCGAAACAAAGATAGCAGAATGGGTAAAAGCAAGATGCTGGGCTAGTTCATTTTTCCGGTTTTTGCTGTATTATCTACTTACGGGCAACCCGAAAGGGTCCGTGGGCATCGCCTAGCCATAAGGGTATGTGGGGGTCCGATTTTGGGCAGCCTCTGCGAGCAAACGTGTTTTTTAACTTTTAACTGAATGAGGAGGACATAATGTCCATTCAAATCACTACGGCATTTGTACAGCAGTACCGTGCCAACGTTGAACACCTTGTCCAGCAGAAAGGCTCGCGTCTGCGTGCTCTCGTACGTGCTGAAACTCAAAATGCTGAGTTTGAGTTCTACGATCGCATTGGTGCGACCACTGCTCAAGAGGTTACCGGCCGCCATCAAGATACCCCCTTGATCAACGTCCCACATGATCGCCGTCGCGTTTCATTGCGCGATTTCGACTGGGCTGACTTGATCGACCGTCCTGATCGCATTCGTATGCTGATTGATCCTAGCTCACCTTATAGCCAAAACGCTGCTTATGCGCTTGGTCGTAAGATGGACGAAGTGATTCTTGACGCCGCTTTCGGTTCTGTCTACACAGGCAAAACCGGTGCTACCACCGTGACTTTCCCAAACACGCAACAAGTTGCTGTTGACTATGTTGAGTCTGGTGTTGCTGCTAACTCTGGTTTGACTATCGCTAAGCTGCGCAAGGCAAAACAAATCCTTGACGCAAACGAGGTAGATCCTACCGAGCGTCGTTATATCGCAGTTACGGCAAAACAAGTGACTGATCTGTTGAAAACAACCGAAGTATCTAGCGCAGACTACAACACAGTTCGCGCGTTGGTACAGGGTGAGCTCAACACTTTCATGGGTTTTGAATTTGTCCGCACCGAACTCGTTCGTACCAATGCTTCTAACCACCGTCGCGTAGTTGCCTGGGCTCAATCAGGTCTGCTCGTTGCTGTTGGTCAGGACATTATTACTGACATCGGTCCTCGTCGCGACAAGCGCAATTCGACTCAAGTCTACGTCTCAGCTTCCTTCGGTGCAACCCGTATGGAAGAAGAGAAAGTAGTTGAGATCATCTGCGCTGAATAATGCCCATAACAGGAGGAATATTTATTATGGCTAATCAAAACAGCACGCAATACGGTAACACACAGACCGTTCCTGCGACGATGAATGACGTGTGCGATGAGCATGGTCGCGTTCGCGTTCGTGCGTTTGACTTTACTCAGTCAGGCGCAGGCGCAGATGGCGACACCGTGACTCTTTGCCAAATGCCTGCTGGCACTGTGCGCATCCTTGGTGTGCAGATTGTCAACTCAGCACTTGGCGCTTCGCGCGTCGTTAAAGTCGGTCACACAGGCTACACTAACCTTTCAAACACGGCTGTTGCCGCTGATGATGATGCCTTCTTGGCGAACACATCAGTTGCTACCGCTGGTACTGTCAACGGTGTTGCATCGTCTAAACTGTCTAGCAAGACTGGTTTGACTGTGCGAGCAACTATCACCGGTGGTACGATCCCAGACGGCGCCACTTTGAACGGTCAGATCCTGTACACACTAGACTAAGTCAGAGGAAAACCGGTAGTGCGGGGGATCGGGCCGTAAGGCTTGGTCTCCCGTTTTTGTTAGGAGAAACACATGGCAGCATCAGACATTGAAGTAGTAAACAGGTCACTCACATTACTGGGCGTTGATCCAGTCAACTCGTTGTCTGATCCTACTAAGGCAGCATCAACTGCTCGTCGTCTTTACGATGACTCAAGAGCAGCGGTGTTTCGCGCTCACCCTTGGAATTGTTTGGTTCGTCGTGTCGCTTTGCCTCTTGACAATGTAATTCCAGCTTACGAGTTTAGTCATCAATTCGTGTTGCCAGCAGATTTTCTAAGACTACTCACGCTTGAAGACGTGAATGGTCGTTACTCAATTGAGTCTCGCCGTATTCTATACGACGGCGACAATCTAAAAATAAAATACATCGCACTCCTAACAGACGTACCGAGCTACGATACCTTGTTAGTTGATGCATTGGCTGCTCGCTTAGCGGCGGACCTTGCGCATCCTCTACTTCAATCGTCAAGTACGATGGAACAGATGTGGCAGCTTTATGAGCTAAAGCTGCGTGAAGCTAAATTTGTTGATGCTCAAGAAAATTCACAAGAAGTTCTTGATGCTGACTACTGGCTTAACAGCCGATTTGGCATTGCTGATTCGCGGTTAGGCGTTCCTCCAAGGTGGTAAACAATGTCACGTACAACGCCAATTCAAACTAACTTTACCGGTGGGGAGATTTCTCCTCGCTTGTACGGTCGTGTTGACTTGCAAAAATACGCAACGTCGATTGAGCGCTGCGAGAACTACATTATCTTTCCTCATGGCGGCGTTACTAAGCGCTCAGGAACCCGTTACCTCGCTCCAACAAAATTTGCCGACAAAAAGACGAAGATTGTTCCGTTCATCTTCTCAACTGAGCAAGCGTACATTGTCGAGTTTGGTCACCTGTACATTCGCTTTTACCGCAATGAAGCTGTGTTGCTAAATGCCGCAGGTACGGCTCCGTATGAACTGATTACTCCGTACACAGAAGATGATCTTGACGATCTTGACTTTACGCAGTCAGCTGACGTGCTGTATCTTGTTCATAAGGATTATCAACCAAGAACGCTTAATCGTTTAGGACCTACTAACTGGTCCTTAGATCTTTACGAGCCGCGGGATGGCCCATACAACGAGGTTAACAGGACGGCCATTACTTGTCACGTATCGCACCTTACCGGCACTGCAACGGTTACGGCGAGTAGCGGCGTTTTTGCCGCCACCGACGTTGGTCGCTGGTTTCGTTTTAAAAACGGTTCACCAGCTGTTTGGGGAGCAGCTAAGATTACTGCCTATACAAACCCAACAACTATTACGGTGGTTGTCGACGCAGACTTTCCTTTTGGTTCAACAGGTGGTGGCAACGCTACTAAAGACTGGCGCCTAGGCGCTTGGTCAAATACCCTTGGTTGGCCGTCGTGCATCGCGTTCTTCCAAGAGCGGTTGTTCTTTGCTGCAAGCAATTCTAAGCCAGCTACTATTTGGGGAACGCGTACGGGCGAGTTTGCCACGTTTAGCCCGTCAAATGCAAAGGCAGAGGTGCTTGACGACTCGGCGCTTAGTTTCACCTTGGCGACTGACCAGGTGAACGCCATTCGCTGGATTTACGGCGAGAAGCGTTTGCAGCTAGGCACCTCAGACGGTCCATTCATTTTGTCTGCCGGTCGAAACTACGAGGCGTTGACGCCATCAAACTCAACTATCTCTCGTGAAACCACTGACGGCACTGCTAATGAACGCCCTGTAGGTGCTAGTAGGACCACACTATATATTGACCGTTCACGTCTAAAAGTGCGTGAGTTATCATATGACATCAACATTGACGGGTATGCCTCTGTTGACCTTACGCTGCTTGCTGAACACATTACAACAGGTAACGTCAAGCAGATTGCCTATGCTCGTTCACCAGACAACCTAGTGTGGACGCTGTTGCAGACAGGCGAACTTCGCTGTTTAACGTACGAGCCAGATCAAGAGGTGGTAGCTTGGCACCGGCACATTATTGGCGGCGCAGATGTCGTCGTTAAAAGTATTGCGGTGATTCCTAAGAACGACGAGTCAGAAGAGGTTCTGTACATGATCGTTGAACGAACCATCGACGGTTCGACCGTGCAGTATGTCGAGTATTTAGAAAAATCCTTTGATACGGCAAAGGGCATGGTTGTTGAGGACGCGTTCTTTATCGATAGCGGCATTAGCTACGACGGTCCTCCAGTCGACGTCTTGGCCGGCCTTGATCACCTTGAAGGTGAGACAGTTCAAATTCTAGCTGACGGTGCCGTCCACCCAGACCGCGTAGTTAGTTCTGGTTCTATTTCTCTTGCTCGCTTGGCGTCAAAGGTTAGCGTGGGTCTGCCTTACGTAGCCAGGATACGAACCCTTGATCCAGAGGTTCAGACTCAGACAGGTCCTTCCCAGGGCAAGATTCGCCGCATTGAACGCGTTACTTTCAGGCTTGTGGACACGTTTAACTTGAAGTTCTCGGCTAACGGAGGGGCCCTAGAGATCATTCCTTTCCGGTCTGGTGCTATGCCTATGGGTTCAATCAGATTGTTCACAGGGGACAAACGAGTGTTAGTCCAGCATGCTCCTGAGCGTCAGTTTGAGTTGCTTGTACAGTCTGACACGCCTCACCCCTGTACGATCTTGGCGATCATGTACGCAATGACGGTGTCTGAGCGATGATTAGACCTGCAACAATTGCTGACATTGATCCTATCGTCGAAATGGCAAGGCCGTTTCTCGACTACTCAATGTTTGCCGATCACACCCAGATCAACGACGACGACTTAATTCAGGCGCTTTGTAATTTACTCGACAACGGAATTATCCTCGTTGCGGAAAAAGACAGTAAAATCATAGGTGCCCTCTGTGGAATGATGTCTCAATTTTGGTTTTCACCAAAGACCAAGGTTGCCATAGAACTGGGTTGGTGGATACAAGAAGAGCATCGGTCAGGCATGTCTGCCGTGCGTCTTTTAAACGCATTTGAGGATTGGGCAAAAAATATGGGAGCAAGCGTAGTTTCCCTGTCAGATCTAAGAGTAGCTGATGACTACCCGGCCGGGAAACTATTTAATAAACTCGGCTACTCAGTTGTCGAGCGAGCTCACCTGAAAGGAGTTCACTGATGGCAGCAGTATCAACAATGGTTCTTGCCGCCGCCGCAGTCGGAACGGCTGTGCAAGCCTACGGACAATACCAAGCAGGCCAAGACGCTAAAAAGGCGGCAGACTACAACGCTCAGATCATGGAGCGCAATAAGCAAGTCGCTCTTGAGAAGGCAAATTATGAGGCAGAAGCAGAAGCTTCACGTCTTCGCCGCCTCATTGGCTCACAGCGAGCAGCTGCGGCGGCCAGTGGTATGGGCAGGTCTGGTACGATCCTTGACTTACAAGAAGACACGACTATTCAAGGCACAATGGAGCAGTTAGCTATTTTGTACGGTGGCCAATTGCAAGCTCAAGGTTTCCAAGACGAAGCCAACATGTCTCGCTTCCAAGGTGAAGCGTCTGCTCGCCAAGGTAAGACGGCCGCATTTGGGACAATCCTTACTGGCAGCGCTCAAACAGCTTACATGGGTTACGACATGGGCGTGTGGGGAAGCAAGAAAGCAACTCGCAGCGACGTAACTGTGGCACCATTAAAAGGCGGTAAATAATGCCAAAAATTCCAACATACGAACGACGTGGTACTCTGCCGGTTAGTTATCAGGGGGGATTAGATTCTCGTGAAAGAGAAGCCTTTACCGTAGGTTCTGCCGGTATGGCGCAGACCGGTAAAGACATTCGCGAGGCGGCTCAAATTGGTTACAAGTGGTACGACCAGCAGCAAAAAGAAAAAGCTTCTCTTGATATGGCCTATGCGTCGACAGTCCTTGGCGAAAAGTTTTCTAAAGCTTTTGAACAACTTTCTTTAGAGGAAGAACGCAACGTTGCAAAGTATCAAAAGGCTGATCTTACCGATCCAAACCTTGACGGCCTTGTAACTAAAACCTCAACCATTGTTAACAAACTGTTTGAAGACGAGGCTTATTTACAGTTAGCCGATAAGAACAAGTATTTTAGAGCAGAGTTTGAAAAGTTTGGTTTGCGTTTTAGAGAAGCCGCAATGGCCAAAGCCGTAGACGCGCAAAGTAGGTACCACGTACAAGCCGTCGAAGTTGGAATACAAGACGGTCTTGAAAAGGCGGCAGTGCATGTTTCTAACGATCCAACCCAACTTGACGGCACAATGATGGTGTGGCGTACGGTATTAGGCGATATGGATCAGAAAAACATTCCTGATTCAATGAAGGGCCTCACGGCTGTCGGCAAAAAACCAGACAACGCTGACAAATACATTGGCATTGCTAGACCCGGTGTTTTGCAAAAAGCCAAAGAAAACTTAAACAAGGTTGCTGAGGTTTCCTGGCGCCGCATGATCTCAGACGATCCTAAGGCCGCGCATGCTGCACTTAAACAACTAGGTTCAACACCAGAAGGTCGCTGGAAACTAGAAAAGCTGTACGGTTTTACCGGTGATCAATATGCTATTCTGCTGAACGCAAGTAAAACTTCAGCAGAATTCATCAACGTCAAGGCACTGTACGAGCTTGATACCCAGCTTGACGACGCTGTTGCTGCAGCACTAACAGGAACTACACCGAGTGGTTTTGGTTCTGTTAAGGAAATTGAGGCAAAAGTTTACGCTGTGCTTGATCCTAACGACCCTAAAAGCAGAGAAAAGGCTTTTGTGACTGCGAGTAAAGCACACAGAGAAATAACGATCAACAAAAAGATTTACGGGATTACAGCCAACTTTTCTAAGCAATCAAGTGCTGAAATTGTGCAGACCGTTAAAAATCTTAAACCGTCAGGAGCCAATGCTGCCGACGAGGAAAAAGTTCAGCAAGGTGTTGCTCAAAGAGCCAATAGCATCTTAGCAGAAAGAGAAAGAGATGCTGCTGCGCACTACAAGCAAAACCCCGTTGTAGTTCAACTTATCAAGGATGGAAAACAAGGAGAAGCAAACGACTACGTTATTGCTGCTCAACGTCGAGACGGAGTCCCTGATCACGAATTAAAGGTTCTTAGCGATAGCGAAGTAGAACGTGAACGCTCGTATCTGACAGGAACGACAGGGGAAGACCTAGGTCGACGCCTTAGAAGTTTTGTCACAAGGTACAGTGGAGAAGACGGCAAATACAAAGGGCAAATGCAGATTGTTTGGCGACAGTTAATGTCAGGACCTAATGCTTTGCCGGCTGAATATATTTGGGCGGCCAACGCGATGGGCACTGCTGCTGAACCTGCCATTATTCGTTCCTTGTCTATCCCACAAGAGACTGTTAAGAAAAACATGGGCACCTTGCAGAGCACAGGTGTTAGCTGGAACACTCTTGATGATCGCTCAAAGCAGATCGGCGACAAGTATAAACGCGCACTTACTGGAGGCGTAAGCGATCGCCTTGAGGTTTACAACTCAGCAAGGGCTTTGGCAGTTAGGATGGCAGCAACTGAACTTGTAGCTTCAGGATCAAATGATAGTCAACGCGCGTTAGAAAAAGCATTTAAAACGATTACCCAAGGCTACGACATGGAAGGAGGAACTTACTACGTTCCCATGCGAAGAATTGGCAGCGGCACGCAGACGTCAAATTTAAACCCTAAGCAAATTCACAGCAATACTGAACGCCTAAGGACAGACTCAAAACTCTTGACGACGTTTACAACCCTGGCTGCCCCCGGTTCAATGAATCCAGGGAACGCAGACCCAGCTAAACGTCAGCAAGCCTTTAATGAGATTCTTGAAAAGCGCAGCTATTGGATCAACAACGCTAACAGTACTGGCGTTCAACTTGTCGTTGAAACTAACGGGGTTCCTGAACCGGTCGTAGACAACTACGGCAAGACTGTTGAATTTACGTGGGACCAGTTAAACAATCCAACTTTGCTTCCAAAGAAAAAAAGTTTCTTTAGCTTTGGCAACTAACCACTATGGCTGAAAAAATAAAAAAAGACGTCAACATACGCAGTAATGGCTTAGGAATTACTGAGTCAGAACTTCGTGGAGCTCAAGAGCTCGGGGCTAACTTTACTCCGTTAGCTCCTTCAAAGTGGTTTCAGAGTTTTGGTTTTGATGACCTCAGGTCTACCACTGGACAAGTTGCTGATGCTGCTATTGACATTGGTTGGGGCGAGACGGGCATCGACTCCCTTAAGCGCATGCGAGAGATTCGCAGAGCTGAAGAGTTAACCAACAACACTGATGACGAACTAAAGCGTCTTTACAACCGCAGGGCTAACTCAAGTCGAGGTGGTGGCGGTCAAGGCTGGAAAAACCGCCCAACACTTGAGGAGTTTAGTCTCACTGAGCGGCCATCGATAATTCAGCCTGATCAAGCAAACACGGAGTACGGCATCCCAGGTCACTTGTCTTGGGATAAGCCAGTTAGCAACCTTGTTGCAAAGATTCAACACAAACGAAAACTCGATGAGCTGCGCCTCAACAGTACCTTCGATCGAGCTCAAGGCTTTGTTGATGGTTCGATTGGTTTTGGTTTGGCCATGGGTACGGCTATCTTTGACCCTGTTGGTCTTGCCATTGGCTTTGTGCCGATCTTAGGTGAGGCTAGGTACGCAAAGCTTGGCGTGACCGCTGCTCGACTTGCTAGAGGTGCTGAAGCAGGTTTTGTAGGTTCATTGGCCGTTGAGCCTTTGATCTACGCTGCGAAGACGCAAGAAAAAGCAGACTACGACATGATGGACTCCTTGACTAACATTACCTTCGGTACTGTGGCGGGAGCTGGTCTATTTGCTGTTGGCGGAAAAGTTTACGACGGCTACAAAGGTTTGCGTAGTCGCAGCCACGCACAAGCGCTTGAGACTGCAATTAAGCAAGCAGCTAACGGCCACAACGTTGAAGTGGGCCAGATTGCAACTGTTGGTGCTTCAAACAAGGTCTACCCTGTTAACTTTGATGCGCCTGATGCTCCTAATGGAATGGTTACCCCGCTTGATGCCATTAACAAGGCCGGTGGGGACATGCCAAACATTGGCTCAGAAGGTGTGCCTACAAAACTAGACCCTGAAGAAAACATACTCGAGCAGAAAAGCAGTCCAATCAAAGACTTTAAGCCATACGAAGATGTGACTACAAGTATGGCCTTGATGGACGAGGCGACATCACCTAAAGCCGCAAAGATCACGACTACACAGATCACCCGCGCCTTAGCTGATCCTCAGTTTGATGAAGCCGTGCAGTTGGCAAAAGTCAACGGCATGCAAAACAACATTGCGTTCTACGTAAGAACTACTGACAATCAAATCCTGACTGTCAAGCCAAATCCTCGCGGTCCTATGGGCCTGCTGACATCTAAGTCGTTCTCGACACAGGGAACGATTGATATGAATAAGGTTGCTGCAGACCTAAAAGATTTGCTTGCTGTGCACGGTATTTCTATTAGTGAAGAAGCGGCACTAGACATCGCATACAAGGGGTCTTACAACCTTGCTAAGAACAACATGACTCACGTCATGGAGATTAAGAACGCTGTTTTTAATCCTAAGCAAAATCAACACAACGTTTCCATTGGTCCTGAGCAGGCCATGGAGTCTATGTTTGCTCAAGATGCCGTCAGTGAAGTATTTAGTGACCTTAATCCTAAAGGAAAACCTGCTGTTGAAGCAGCCATGTTTGATCCTGACGGTTACCTAGAAAATACTGGAGACGTCTACAACTCTTTTGCTGGCTACGACACAGCGTTTGACATCGACAACTTAGAAAGTGTTGGTCAGCAGCTTGGTACAAACAAGGGTGGCTTGTTCATCGACAAGAACGATAACAGCCAGTACTACGTAAAGTTTTACGGCAAAGATCAAGCACTGAATGAGTGGGTTGCTGCAACCCTGTACACGTGGTACGGCGTGCCCATGCCAAAGACAACCCTGGTTACCGAGCAAAGACAGGTTGTTGGGGTCGCCAGTGACTGGATCAAGCAGTTTAAGACGATCGGTCCTAAGGAATTTAAAGCTTTACCTGAAGAGCAGCAAAAAGCTTTTGCGCAGCACTTGATCATTGACGCATACTTGGCAAACTGGGACGTTGTTGGCAACGCTCCTAACTTCAACATGCAATTGATTGAAGGCAAGAACCAAGTTTGGCGTATTGATCCAGGTGGCGCCTTGTTATACCGCGCTCAAGGTGAACTAAAAGGCGACAAGTTTACTACAAAGCTGATGGACTATAAGAGCATCATGGATAAGAACCCTGATGTGTTTAGTAATGTAAGCTTAAAAGATACAGAAGAAGCCGTGGCTAGGATCCTTAGGGTGCCTCAGGAGGAAGTCAATAAGCTTGTTGACTCTGCCGTGCTGCAAGGCATGGACAAAAAGCTAGCTGAGGAACTTAAGGAAAAACTAGCCTTGCGTCGCCTTGACTTAGAAAAAACCTACGACCAGGTAGCGAAAGAAGTAGCGAAAGAAACAAACACCGTCAAGTTTTTTAACACGAGTGACGCCAACAAGTTTCTCAATAAGTTCTACGATCAGATTGAGAAGTCATTGACCCCATCAGAGATGAGCGCGTTAAAAAGCTACACTGGCAGCGCTTACGTCGAAATTAACAATGCCTTGTGGGGGAAAGAAGTACTTGGTAAAACCATCTCCCCTGAGATGCAAAAGAGGATTGACAACTTAGATGCTGTCTTTAAGAAGCTTCCTGAAACAACTGAGAAGTACGAGGTTTGGCGCGGCAACGTTCGCTACACGACTTTCAACAATATCTTGGCAGACCTTAATCTCAAGCAGTTTGTCTGGGACCAGAACTTGGATGGCATGAAAGCCTACGAGCTACTTAAAGCAGCTGAAGGCCACTTCATCACGATGCACGGTTTTAGTAGCACGTCGTTTTCTTTTGAGACAGCAAAGACTTGGCATGGCAGCTACAAGGGCAAGGCTCCGTTGACAAAGATACTTGTGCCTGAAGGAAGTAAAGCCGTCTTAGCTGGTTCTGTGTCCTCACATAAAAGCGAAGTAGAGTTGCTGATTGATAGAGGAGCTAAGTTCCGAGTTAAGCAAGTCATCAAGCCTACCCACGACTTTGGTGATCCTACTTTGATTCTTGAATTGCTGCCAGACCCCAATGCTGTCTTGCCATTTGAGTTGCCTGATGCTCAGAAACTAAAGATTGCCAAGGCGTACCATAAGCAACCAAGCAACGCAGCAGATCCTGAGCCGTTGCTTAACGAGCCTAAAGATTCTGTGGCTGATGCCTTAAAGGTTATGGACAACGACCTCAAACTTATCGACAGTGACCTTGAGGCCTTGCAAGCAAATCTAGACGCTGAAATGGCAAACATAGATCCTGAGCTTGGAACAGCGATTAAAGCCGCCTTGGACAACGAGCTTAAGATGCTAGATCAGAAGCAAGTCAACGCTGTTGACATGCACAAAGCAGCTGAAGCAGCCGTGGTCTGTATTAAGAAAGGAATGTAAATGGCAATGCAAGATTGCTTGAATATTATTAAGAAAGCCGCTGGTGAAGGCAAGATCAGTGATGACCAGGCTTCTGACTTGTTGTCTGAGATCGACACGTTTATCTCGTCAAAGAAGAAGATGCTGCATGTCGACAACCTAGACGCGACAATTGCTGCTCACCTTCAACAGCGCTTAAAAGACAGCATCTTGGCAGCCGCCATCGAGAAGCGCAACACCATGATTAACGCCAAGGTGCTGGCGCAGAACTACAATTTCCTTACTAAGTTTGACAACCCAGCTGAGGGTCTTAAGGCCTTGATGGTAGGTTCAGTTAAGAACCGGGTAGGATCAAAACTGAGTATTGATGCGCAAGGCAAAGCCCTGTCTAATAAGTACATAGGCCGGTTAATTCATGACCTAGAAAAAGACGACTTGCTCGTTCATTTCAGCAACGGTCACATGGACGACGATGTCGCTCGTGAACTTTTTGAGATCAAACCAAATGGAACCCCTGGCTCGTCGAACAACCCTGTGGCGCAAAAGATTGCAGCGGTCATCCACAAATACCAAGCAACAGCAATTGAGCGAGCCAACAGAGCAGGTGCCTACATCCAAGCAAGACCAGGCTACATCTTCAGACAAAGCCACGACCAAGCCAGAATCCGTAAGGCTGGTTTTGAAAACTGGAAGAACTACGTCCTGGATAAACTAGACATTGAAGCTACGTTTAGAGGCGCAGACGCTGATGAGTTCCTAAAAGGTGCTTACCTTGGCTTGACGACAGGAATGCACAAGCGCTTTAAGGGCGACAACGAGAGCAACTTCTTGCATGGTTTTAAAGGACCTGCTAACGTAGCTAAGAAAATGAGCCAGGAGCGTACCTTGCACTTCAAGGACTCTGACTCATTCATGGCATACAACGAGCAGTTTGGTACACAGGACTTACGTGAAGCGATTGTTGGTGGCCTTGAACACATGGCTCGCAACACTGCTTTGATGGAAGGTCTGGGCACGAACCCTGTTGCTATGTTTGATCGAATGGTCACTGAGCTCAAAGTTAAGTACCGTGATCAGCCAGAAATCTACGACCAGCTGTCTAAAAAGAACTTGATGAACCAGCTGAAAGAGATTGACGGCACTACTCGAATCCCAGCTAGCGTTAGTTTGGCTAGGGTCGGAGCCATTACTCGCTCAATTCAAAACATGGCAAAGCTAGGTGGAGCCGTTGTGTCGTCAGTGACTGACATTCCTAACCAAGCAGCTGAACTGCGTTATCAAGGCGTTCCCTTACTGAAGGCCTACAGCGACACCTTTGTCAACCTGTTCAAAGGCCGTGGTGATCTTGAACGTAAGGAGATTGCTCGTCTTCTTGGCGTAGGTTTTGATGGTCTGATTGGCGACGTGACAGCTCGGTTTGGTTCTCAGGACTCGGTCCCTGGAGCTATGGCCAAGTTGCAGCAACGCTTCTTCAAGCTTAACCTGATGAGCTGGTGGAACGACACTAACCGAACCAGCGCTGCTTTGATTATGAGCAACAACCTGGCCAACAAGGTTGACTTGCAACACAGTCAGCTAGGCAAGGCGGCGAACGTGATGCAGCAGTACGACATTGGCGAAGTCGAGTGGAACTTGTACCGTAAGCACGCTGTGAAAGAAGCGGCTGATGGCAATAAGTACATGGTCAGTGAAGCCATCGAAGATCTTGACGATGCAACGATCAAGCAGTACTTGAAAGACAAGGGCAACGCTAAACCGTCGGCTAGAGACATCTCTATGGCTAGAGACGAATTAGTGTCTCGCTTAGATACCTACTTCCAAGACCGGTCAGACTACGCTGTCCCAATGCCAGGAGCCGCTGAACGAGCGATCATGAGCCAGGGCACTGAGGTTGGTACTGTCGAGGGCGAGGTTATCCGCCTGATCATGCAGTTTAAGGCCTTCCCAATCACGATGATTCGACGCGGTCTTGGCCGCGAGATCCATGGAGCTGCCGACGGCAAGCCAGATATGATGGGGCTAGTACATTTGATAGCTGGTACAACCCTGTTCGGATACGCTTCGATGGTTGCTAAGGACGTGCTAAAGGGCAAGGAACCTCGGACCTTTACTGGAGACACGGAGAAAGACGCCAAGCTTATGTTCGCTGCCATGAGTCAAGGCGGAGGCCTTGGTATTTACGGCGACTTCCTGTTTGGTGAATACAGCCGGTATGGACGTTCATTCCTGTCAACCCTGGCAGGTCCTACCCTTGGACAGGTAGATGACCTAGCTGAGATTTTTACCCGCATTCGTACTGGGGAAGACGTGGGCGCGAACGTTATGCGAACCATTACAAACAACACTCCGTTCATCAACTTGTTTTATACTAGACAAGCCCTGGACTATTTGATCTTGTACGAGCTCCAAGAGATGGTCAACCCAGGGTATCTTCGTCGGATGGAAAGCCGTATAATGCAAGAGAATGATCAGCGATTTTTCGTTCCGCCGAGCGAGCAGGTCCCATACGGAGGTAACCTTAGGAGTCTAGTGCAATGACAGTTCAAACCGAAATTAAACGTGTCGTCCAGGTTGGCACTGGTTCAACGAACACTTTCTACTTCAATGCGACCGTCCAGGGTTTGGACGACCTCAAGGTTTTTACTGTTGATACTGCAAGCGTACAGACTCTAAGAACTCGTGGTGGTGCGAACCCATACGACTACACAGTCACGATCAACGCCTCAACTAAGTTCGCCACGGTCACGCTGAACTCAAACCTGGCTGCTGGCTTCAAGATCGTTATTCTACGTGGAACACCGATTGTCCAGCAAGTGGACTACACTGAAGGTGATCCATTCCCAGCCGAAACCCACGAAGGTGCTCTTGACAAGCTGACCATCATTGCGACGCAGTTGCAAGAACAGCTTGACCGCTCGCTACAGGTTGTTGAAACCAGTACGGTGACCAACATTCGTGTTGCTGAATTTGAGGCAAACAAAGCTCTGGTTGTTGATGCTACAGGCACTAAGGTTGCCATGGGGCCGTCGACAAACGACATCGCAAATGCTCAAACTAACGCAGCCACCGCCACGGCAGCCGCTAATGCTGCCAGCGCGTCTGCATCAAGTGCTGCCGCTTCTGCAGCCACAGCATCAACTGCCGTTACTAACGCCGGTCTGCCAACCTTAGTTGCTGGTGACGAGCTTAAGTTTATTCGTATCAAGTCTGACCGGTCTGGTTACGAGACAATCGCACCGCCACAAGACAACTCAACCTTCTATGGTTTTAGGATCTCAAGTGGTTCATTGCTGCTAGACCGATCAATCATTGGAGACGCTGATTCTTTCAACGTAAACAATTATGAGGACTATTTCCTTGGCGCGTCAGGCAATGTCTTCTCTGTCAACAATGACGGCCACCTCATCTGCACATTACCGTAAGGAGTAAAGCATGGCAACCCTTGATCTTGGAAAACTTAAATTTACGTGGCGCGGAGCTTACTCCGGCGCAACGGCATACGAGAAAGACGATGTTGTCAGCTATACTGACAGCAGCGTTTACATTTGTAAACTAACCCCGCCGGCAGCTGGCACCGTCCCAACAAATACAACTTATTGGGATGTCATGGTGCAGGGCGTAAACATTCTAACGACGCTTGGTGACCTAGCCACGCACAATGGTAGTGGTCCTATTCGCTTTGGCATCGGGGCAGCTGGCCAGGTCTTGACGGCCTCTGGCTCAGGAATTAGCTGGGCAGCGCCCGCTGGTTTTGTTGGCAACTCAATCCTAGTTAACACCTACAAGACGCAGTACAGCCACGCGCCTGCAAACTTGATTGGTACAGGCAATGAGCCGTGGCTTGGAGAAGCAGCTGGCAACAACTTGCGTATTGCGTCTGGCTTGCTAAACCCGCGCCTTGGACCACGCGTCTCGTCACGTCGAGCTGGTTATTCTCGCCACCTTAACTCAGCCTTCCTTAACGATCGCTATGAGTATATTGCTCGCGGTGACACGTCCTACGGCCTTGCTGGTAAATACGCGCACACTCACAACCATGCTAACTTAACGTCTGTGATGACGTTTAGCGGTGAATTTGGTTTGATGCGAGCCGGCGACCACTTTGTACAAATCCACCAGAATGGTTCTGGCTCTGCTTTGGCTTTGACTAAGGACGGCGACGTCTTCTTCATGGGCTACAATAGCGTGGGTCTTGCGGGAGCAGGGCACACCACTGATGTGTATGCGTGGACCAAGATTCCTTACTTAGGTCCTGATGCTTCAGTGTCTGGCCAAAGCTGCAAGATCATTGGTCTTTGGGTGTCGCAAGAACTTAACGGCGGTGAATCAGACCTTGTCACCGCTTTTGCTATTGACAGCAGCTATCGCCTGTGGACCTGGGGCTACAACGGCAACGGCGAGTGCGGCATCGGTAACACGACAACCCCGCAAACCACGCCTCAACTAGTGTCTGGCATTACTAACGTGCGCATGCTGCACGCTAGACCTCGCATGGTTATGGCCGTTAACAACACGGGTCAACTGTACACTTGGGGCAACAACGCGCAAGGTCAACTTGGCCTTGGCAACACAACCTCGTATACCTCACCTCAGTTAGTCTCTGGTGCCACCAACGTCTACGACATTGAATGCCACCAAGGTTCTTACTACTCAGGTGGTTGGAACTACTACGGTTCCTCATACTACTTGAAGAACAACGGTGAACTGTACGGTTCGGGTTACAACCCCTTTGGCAACCTTGGTAACGGCAACACAACAAACCAAAGCGCCTACGTACGCTGCGGAACCTCTCAAACCTTCGCCGAGTTTTATGTTAACGGCTGCGCTTACTACGTAACCGTGGCTGCGATTGAAGGAAACCCAGATTCGTTTAGCGCAGGAAACCCTAACGTTAGTCTTGCGGGTAACCTGTATTGCTGGGGCTACAATGGCAACGGCCAGTTTGGTAACGGCACGACGACTAGCTCGTCAAGCCCTACCCAACCGGGGGCTATTTGCGACACAACCCGCAACCGCACGTTTACCTACATCGCAGGTGTAACTACAAATAGCGATCGCGTGTTCCCGCGAGGCCAGATCACGCGCATTTTCCCGTACATTTACAGTGAAGCAGGAACTGGGTGGATGGTGCAGGACTTAGCCGGACGGATGTACTTGCTAGGCTATGGTGTGAACATGGGCACTTACCGCAGTGACAACACAACCGTCTCCTATAGTCGCCCTGTCTTGCTACCAGGACCTTGGTCCTCGGAAGACGGCTCTGCTTGTGGCACGCACCAAACAATCGTGGACTATCGCGCCTCTGGCTACCCATACGGTTCAGCCTTTAACCTTCAGTTCCTGATGTCTGACGGTCGAGCTTTGCACATGGGCACCAACGGCGAGGGTGAGTTCTCAAGTGATGCTGGCTTTAACGGTCGCTTCATGACTTTAAACCCATAAGGAGAAGAAGATGAAACTTTATAAATTCACGGGTGACTTTGTTCATCCTCAAGCTGGGTTTGGTAACGCACCAATCTGGCATGGCAGCAAAGACGACGTGACCTACGCGTCTATGGACGACGCTTGCTTGGCCGTGTTCAACGATGCCCAGACAGAGAACTGGGTTGAAGGTTCTGCGGCAGACATCACTTGGTGCAAAGCTAACAGTCCACGTGCACAGATGATTCGCGCCCAGATCCCTAAAACGATTCGCGCTAAGTACTCAATCGACGACGAGTTGCAAGCCAATCGTCTGCGTGACGCTGCAGTCCTTGATGACATTGCAGCTATGGTCGCTGTTAAGCAGCACGAGATTGACGCTTTGTTCGGAGAGTAATATGGCTACAGTAGGTGAAGTCCAGGCGCAACTGTCCACTCACGAGCAGGTCTGTGCTGAGCGCTACGAGAAAATCGAAGTTCAATTTGTTTCGACAAATGCACGACTGAAACGAATAGAAGGAATTCTAGTCACAGCAGCAGGAACTTTGATTGTCGGAGCCTTTGGCGCGATGTTCACTCTCCTACTGCTGCTTCAAAAAATGGGGTAAATCATGGCAGCTGATCCAGTAACCGCGGTCTTAAACATAGGTGGTCAACTCATTGATCGCCTGTGGCCTGACCAGGAAAAGAAGGACCAAGCAAAACTAGCTCTTATGGACATGGCTCAGAAAGGTCAGTTGACCGAGCTTACTGTTCGTGGCGACATCGTCAAAGCTGAAGCAGCAAGCGAACACTGGCTAGCAGCTAACTGGCGACCGATCTTGATGTTGACCTTTGGAGCCTTGATCGTGGCCCGCTGGTTTGGTTGGGCAGCACCTAACCTTACCGAAGCCGAGTACATAAAGCTCTGGGACATCGTAGAACTGGGCATTGGCGGTTACGTCATTGGTCGCAGCGCAGAGAAAGTTCTGCCTGGTATCGCTCAAGTCCTGAAGAAGTAATGTTCACCCTGTCTGAGCGCAGTCTCAAGAACCTGCAAGGCGTAGACCCGCGCCTAGTTAAGGTGGTCAAGCTCGCCATTGATTACACGACCGTAGACTTTGGCGTCATTTGTGGACTGAGGACCGTGGAAGAACAGAAGCGCTTGTTTGAGGCAGGTGCTTCTCAGACCATGGATGGCAAGCACATCAAGGGGCAAGCAGTAGATCTCATGGCCTACATTGATGGTCGTGGTTCATGGGAACTAAACCTGTACGACAACGTAGCCGACGCCATGAAGCAAGCAGCCATTGAGGTCAATGTACCTTTGCGCTGGGGAGCAGCTTGGAATATCCCGGACATTCGCCTCTGGCGAGGCACGATGGAAGAAGCCATGAACTACTACATCGACACTCGTCGCAAACAGAACAAGAGACCATTCATCGATGGTCCACACTTTGAGATTGCATAATGCCTACCTTACTAACCCACGACGGACTGCCTGCTAGGAAAAACCCTGACGGCAGCCACTCAACAGAGGTAAGCATTACGGTTACCGATCCAAGACTGAATGAAGGAAAACCGACAAACATTCCGTCTCTGTGGGGAGGTAAGGAAGTTGACGAGGACACGGCTGTAAACAATGTCCTCAAGTCTGGAAAAACCTACAAGTCTTTTGACTCGATTGACAACGCCGTCAAGGCGGCCAAGGAACGATCAAATGCTGGCGGAGCCAGTGCAGGATCTACCATGCTGTCAAAGCCTATGAAAGCCAAGAAGTAATATCCTCACCAAGCACCTGTGCTGCAATGTTCTTCTTCTCGCGCAGAGCCTTGATGATCTTCTCGTCAATGGTGCCTTGAACACAGAGGTCGACGTAGTTCACTGACTTGGTCTGACCGATCCGGTGAGCACGGTCCTCTGATTGCAAGCGGTGCTCTAGGTTATAGCTGTTCGAGAAGTACACAACCATCGTGGCCGCAGTCAAGGTAATACCGTAGCCTCCCGTGGCCGGGTTGCCTACAAAGAATCTTACTGCAGGATCCTCTTGAAAGCGCTTAACTGCGTCAGACCTAGCATCAGTACTAGTATCCCCATAGTAGCTAACCACGGACTCTGGTCCGTAGACCTTGGCTAAGGATTCCTCGATCTTTCGGATGTCGGCTACGTAGTTCGCCCAGATGATAACCTTGTCGTCTGCCTCGTCAAGTACGTCCATCAGCTCAGACAAACGATTGTTCGGCACGTCGACGATCTCGCCCTCGTCAGACTTGAAGTGGCCGCAAGTAATCTGGTGCAGCCGCAGAATCTCTGTCAGCACGTTGTCTACTGTCAAGGCCTTGCCTTGCAAAGTCGCAATGGCCGTATCAGACAGCTGCTTGTAGAGTTTCTTCTGCTCTGGCGTCAACTCAACGTGGCGGTACTGGTAGACCTTCGGTGGCAAGTCAAGACAGTCGGCCTTCTTAACCCTGTACGAGAACCGCTGCAACAGCTTGGTCAATTCATCTAGCTGCCTAAAGCCGACGATCTTCTTGAAGCTACGGTTGCCGGCCTTGATGTCGACTAAGATCGCGTACCGGTTGCGGAACGTGTAGTAGCTACTGAAGCCTAGCAGGTGCGGATTCAAGAATTGCGCCTGGCTATAAATATCGAGGGGACTGCGGGTCACCGGTTCGCCTGTCAAGATCCTACGGTACTTGGCCAACGTTCCGATCTTGATCACGTTCTTCGTGCGCTGCGCTCCAGGGTTCTTGATCGTCGTTGACTCGTCGACTACCATAGCCACTCGTCCACCCACGTCCATGAATAGCCTAGCGAACTTGGTACCACGGTCCGTGGAGAATGCTTCGACGTTCATGATCAAAATCCGAAGATCGTCTGTCGGCTTCATCACGTTGTCTAAGGCTTCTTGCTCTGCCTTCCTTGGACTGGCGTGCCAGCTTGCCATCCGATACTGGATGTGATCAGGCAAATGCGTTGGTATCTCCTTGGTTACCCAGTTCATGTAGACACCCTTGGGAGCTACAATCAGCACGGAGTTAATCCGACCTGAGTCATAAAGGTACGAAATGGTGTCAATCGCTACCTTTGTCTTGCCAGTTCCCATCTCCATGAACAAGGCAAACTCGTCTTTTTCCTTCGACATGTCCCAGGCTTTGGCCTGATGAGCGTATGGCTTTGTCTTAAAGGGGTATACGTTACTACTCTCCATATTTTTTCCCGTTCTCTAGGATAATCCTAGTCATCCGATCTCGTAAAAAAGTCTAGTCTGCGGCTGGATCAGATGCAAGTTCTGCTTCGCCCTAGTCATTCCCACGTAAAACACCCGAGCTTCATCGTCCGGGTACTGCTGCATGTACTTGTACGACCTAGATGCCATGTCTGTCAGCATCAACACGTTGTCTGCTTCACCACCTTTGACGGCGTGAATGGTGTTGATCTTGATCCGTGGTTCTCCGGTTAGAGTTTCGCCTTGTCTACGAGCAGAGATGTAGAACTCTCGTTCGGCTGCTGGTATATAGACTAGCTTCTCGTGCCAGATCCCTGGTTCAAGACCCGTGTCTTTTAGTTCGTATATCCTTTCTTTATCGGTTCTCTTTCTAATGCCCATGAACCGATAGACTAATCTTAACGCGTCGCCATCTATCCGTTCACCGCGACAAAGTCTGGTCCACGCGATTATTGCTTTCAAGCTGTCTGAATCGAGTGGGTTCTTCTTCAGCGACTGGAACGGGTAACCGGCTGTCAAGCATAGGTCTTCTAGTTGCGAAGTCAGGTAGCTATTCCTGGCAAGCAGCAACCACGACCCCTTGCTTAGGTCGACTTCCTCTGGGTTGTGATGCCAGTGAACTCCACCGTCAGATTCAGCCGGCCTGAATCGTTTGGGCACACGGTTCTGGACGACTGAGATGACAGAACTTGCCAGTTTATGTACTGCTCTTGGGACTCGATATGATTGATCCAGGATAATACGCTTGCCTGGGAGATGTATAATTTTTTCAACAGCTGCTCCGGCCCATCGATAGATAGCTTGATCGTCGTCACCTGCGACATATTTGTCCTCCACATTTCTAGTTAGTTTATCTACAAAATCCCACTGCAGCATCGACAGATCTTGCGCCTCGTCGACGAAGATCGCATCTAGCTTTGGGACAGGACCTCTGTCAATCCAGACCTCAAGCAAGTCTGTGAAGTCCATTAGCCCGTGCACCTTCTTGTACTGGATCAAGGTCCTTGAAACCCGGTCTAGTTCATGCCAGTCAATCTCGTCGTCGCCAGAATCCTCGTAGATCTTTCTCAATGGCTGCCTTGTAATCCTGGCTAGGTTATCAAGGAAGAAGTACCGGTCGCCTAACGGCATTCCCTGCAGTAGTCCGTCCTCTGTGTTAGAGTATCCACTGACTTCGATGCCGAGTTTCTCGCCCAGCTCCTTGTAGTTTGCACGCTGCAGCATGGAACTTGGCTTCATTCCTAACTGCATGAAGGCTAAACTATGGATGGTCCTGAAGTACGGCATGTTGTCCTTGGTGAAACCAAACCGCTCAGCGGCACGGCTGCGTGCTTCATTGGCCGCCTTCTTGGTAAATGCGACGTACCCAATACGCTCTGGCTTCATCCCCTTTTCCAGTCGCTCTTCAATGAACCGCATTCCTGCAGTAGTCTTGCCTGTCCCTGGCGGACCAAAGATGATTGTCCACGTCAAAAGATTTCTCCGTTGTCGCCTAAGTCAGGAGTATCAAAGTCACCATGATGCTTCTCAAAAGCTTCGACTGCCCAGAGGTTAATGCCCTTACCTTTGATGTTGAAGAAGTGGTGCTCAGCACCGTTCTCGCGTAAGATCGAAGTTACCTGGTGCACCTTGTAATCTCTGAAGTGGTGACGATCTAGGAACGCCATCAAGTCTGCCATCCTGAAATAATGCTTGTTAGCCTCAGACCACGGCTTACCAAGCAAGATCTCTTCCTTAGTCTTAGCTTGCACACGACCAGTACAGAAACGTTCGATGTACTCGAACAACTGACCTACTGGTGAAGCATCAGGCGGTGCTTCAATGACTGTTAGGTTCTCAAGCAAGTGATTGATCAGCTTGGTCCAAGCAATATCATTCATCTTGGCAGGCAGCACGTTCAATCGCTCCATACACTTACGCTGGAAGCGACGTTGATTGTGCAAGTCATCGGTCTCTAGTTCCAGCCGACCACCACCGTCAATATCCAAGAACCAAATGGGAGGGTTAGTGTTAAACTTTGTGAGGCTGTGAACAGCAGGCATATCGCTGCTAGCCCCAATACCATGCTTACGAAGCTTGCACACACCAGAATTACAGTAAGGAGCAATAGGAGGCTTACTACAAGTGTATTGATAGTCTTTTCTTTTCGCAGATTTAATGACCCCTTGTACTTCGGAAGATGACAAGGGTGGTTCCATAAGCTGTACGTTAAAGCCTTCCAGATCTCCTTCCCAGTTGTCTGGATTCTTCTTACGACAGTAAACAGCGATGTTGAATAAGCCATTGTTGCGTGTCCCTTGTGGAAAGCCTTTGGTTGCAAGATGCTGCAAGCAAGGCGGACCATCTTCAAAGTCTGTCTTGACCTTGATAACCAAGTCTTCTAGTTGCTTAGCAGTGAAACGATTAGCCATCACCTTCTCAATGAAGGCTTCTGGCTTCATGCCTTGGCACCAACGCGTGTCGCCAAAATAAGGCATGTTGATCCATTGACCGATGTCCCCACGATCCGCGAGGATTTTGGTTTGCTTCGGAAAAATTTCGCAGCCACCGTAACCCATGTAAGCTGCAAGGTCTTTTAACTTTTGTTGAATGAGTCCGGCTTCTACCCACTCATTGGTGAACAGGTACAAGTGAATGCCGCCTGACTTACTGGCGCAGGGGAACAGTGGGACTTTGAGTTCTTCTATTGCTGCATTGATCTTAGGCAAGTCAATGCTGCCATCATAGGTATCAATGTCAATAGCACCGAACTTGCACAGTGAGTCGTCGTTAATTGGAATAACGCCAAGTCCTGTCTTACCTTCGAGATGCTGTTGCCATAGCTCCTTGGTGACTGGTTCACGAACAGTAGTAGCTTTGCCAGTTAGTTTATTGTCCTGACGACTACCCTTAATTGCGTAAGTACCATGAGCTCGCGACAGCCCCTCGAAAATTTCCATGAAATTTTCTATGAGCATAAATTAAAACCCGGGGCTGCGAACCCCGGGCCCTTTCGTTAAAACGCGTTGTGTTCGCCTGTGTGTTCTGCTTCAGGAGCTGCGGTCTTCACTGCACCTGACATCACCTGTTGCGCAAAGTCACGAGCTGCTTGGTACATGCCTGGTTCAGAGACAGGACCTACCATATCGATAGTCCAACCTGACCAAGCACCTTTGTCATTCTGTTCTGCAACAGAACCAAGCTTGTACATGTGACTGAAGCGTGCAGGAGTAACAGGACCTGATGGACCCTGAACCTTCAGGTTGTTCATCAAGCTATTCCAACGACGATTCTTCTTCAGCTGCGTGCTGCTCATGGTAATCAAACCAGGTTCCATGAGCCCAGTATCTAGCTCAATGCGCAACACGAAGTGGTAAGCTGTTTCAACGAGCAAGTTGCCAGAGGCCGCGGTTAAACGACCATTGAGACTCTTAGCGTTTGCCACAACTTCAGATGTGATTGCGTGTTGGCCAACAAGACCACCACCCTGTTCACGTGGGCGCCACTCTACAAACTCACGCTTGTACGCGCATGGAATAACCAAGATGTCTTTGAAAACCTCTTCAGTTACTGTGTTGAAGATCATGCCTGCTTTTGCGTCAGGCAAAGTATCTAGCTGTGGAGAAAGCTTTTGCAAGATGTTGAAGAAAGGAATAGCCATATCTTGGCTAGTCATTCCCTCCATACCCATGCCCGCATCTGCTGCAAAGTCGATCACTGCCAGGGCGCCACCCTGTTTCTTTTCGGCTACTTCGTTCTTGGCCATTTGAGTTATCCTTTCTTAATGGTTGCTTTCTGCCCGATGTAAATACCTAACAGGTCGAAGGGCAAGTTCCTACCTGATTCCACTTGTTCACGCACAAACGCTTTAAACGTCATAGCATGAACGCCTGTCTTGTCGGTGTATGAAGTACCGTTGTCTTTCAAGAAGGTCTTGAAGTCCAAGGCATTTTCATCTTCACCTTTGCCGAAGCTTACGATCACGTCGTTCTTGATCAAGTCTCCATGACCATTGTCGCGCAACCATTGCATCGCTTCGTCGTACTTCTCTTTAGGAGGATTAGCTTGGTAGAAAGGCTTGACAGTAATCTTGCTGCCATCGACAAGCTTGAACTCACTGATGCCGCACTCAGTCATGGCTTCAGGTAAATCCTTTTCCTGTACTTGGGACAAGGCTTCTGTCTTCTCTTTCAACTGCGCTTCTAAATCCTCTATCTCTTTCTCAAGCTGCACTTGCTTAGCTGCTAATTCAGCTACGACTTTCAGGCTGTCGTCGCCTGGTGTGACATCAGTAGTCATCGCTTCTCCTCATTAGATCAAATTCAACTACGTAGTACCGCATCTCTTGCCGATCCCACTTCAGCACTTTCATGCGTCCGTTGTTCAGCATCGTAGCTACAGCACCCGCGACTGCGATGGCAGCAGGATCGCCGACCATCAGTAAGTAATCCTCATCAGTGAACCGGGCCAACCCACGCTTCAGCCTCGAAACCGTAGGCGCAGCACTGTAAGCCACGTTGCCAGGAGGCAGCAGCACTTTCAGTTCGCCGTATTTCTCAGCAGGCATCAGGTTAATTCCGCGAGGTTCCTGAACCACATAAACCGTCATCATTTCTCCTTTCTGTTTATTGATCATATCACTATATTGGCAATAACCTAAGATCTATAGATTAAATCCGCGATCTTTTGCCAATCCCAAGGCTTCGTAAACAGGAACGACTCTGGGATAAGTACCCACTTGATCCGGCAAGCGCCGTCTTTCACTGGCTCAAACAACTCTGCCACAGCTACGACGGAACTCGCTCGGAAAATTAGGATGTCGTCGTCTTTTCGCGCTAGTACAAATACTCTGCCGTTCTCCTTGCAACGCTTCTTAAAGAAAGCAAGTTGACTCGTTCTGAAGTAGATGTAGTTACCCTTGACAAGCTTTAATTCGACCCAAGCTTCGCTGCCATCGTGGCAACCATTGACGTCTGGCTGCCCGATGCCGGCTAAGTTTTCAATCCGGACTAGATGCCCTGGAATCCGGGTTCGAATCAAAGTCCACAGGGTAGACTCGCGCATACGTCATCTCCTCAAGTTGAAGTGCAGTGCTCCAGATTCGGGTATAAATACCGCTGAAGATTGGATCAGCTGCGTTCTTAAA